ATTGTGTTCTTGCCTCTTTAAGCATCATAATATGCCCAGCATGAAACAGATCAAATGTAGAACAGGTAAATCCTATTTTCATTTTGTATTCGCTTTCGTCAATTCAGATGATGTAAACTTATATTGTGGAAACACAGGATCAATCCTGAATTCTCTTTGTTTATATATCGGGTTTGGTTTAAATTGTTTTTCACTTGTCCATGATGAAGTCTTATACGCTACATTGGCATTGGCCGCTGTATTGATATTAATCATTATATCACCCTTTTTAGTATAATAATGGTAATAATGTACTTATACCAATAAAAAACCCGCCGAAGCGGGTTGTTATAGAGTCAAAAATTAATTAATTCATCTGACGATTCTTTGGATTCATTTTCTTTACATTAGAAATAGGTTCTTCAGCTTTGATTTGCATCTCAGCTTTCAACATATTTAAAAATGCATCTCTACCGACTTGAAGTTGGTCTAAATTGAATTTGGATGAATCTATTTTTCTATTCAAATCAATAACATGATTAAAAAGTATTTTTTGATTATCTGTTAAATCTTCAAAAAAATAATTTGTACCTTCAATTGTCACAGGGGTTTTTGTATTTTTTCCCATGATTTTTCCTCATAAAATGCCACTAATATCAGGTAGTGGCTTCCTGTTATGCTGCTGCGGCCTGTAGTGGTGCAAGGTCTTCAGTTGTCCAATAGTCTTTAGCCAACATGATTTTTAAATGTTCTTTGTTGCGTGTTAGGCAATCAGCCCATTCAGCATCAGTCATGTCTTCTGGTTTGCTACCATTGATTAGGTTTACGCAATCCATTGCGGCAGAGTAGTACTGTGCAATTTGTTCTGGTGTTTGAGTATCAATAATCATTTAAGTTTCTTTCAAGGATGAGTTAATTTGTATGCGTCAAATTCTGCTTTGAGTTCTTGAATTGCTTTAACCAAGACTGGAATCATCTTAGTTTCTGTAATTTTTAAACTGTCTTCTTGCTCATCATCAGCAACCAACAAGTCTTTAGCAACCGCACCAAACTCTTTTTCTAACGCAATAACGTCTTGAGCCAAGAATCCAAGTTGAGTTTTAAGTTTCTTTTTACTTCCGTCTGGAGTTTTGTTTTCGTAACTTGTGCGTTCATCCCATCTGAAAGTAACAGGCTTGAGTTTATTCACAAAGTCTAAACCGTAAGTTGATGGCGTAACGTCTGTCTTGTCTCTAGCGTCTGATGTAATTGTCCATGCAACTTTAATGTAAGCATTAGTAATATAATTATGACCCATAACAACTCGGTCATTTTCAGAAGTGACACTAAAAATCGCATAGCTACGGCTTGTATAATCATGAATACAAATATTTCCATCGCCCGTGGTTATGTTGTAACCAGATCCATAACCAATTGCTACGTTATATTCTCCGGCAGTAGCGGTATAACCTGTAAAAGCGCCAAGGTAAGTGTTATAGCCCTGTGTGTTTGCTCCATATCCAGCTTGATAACCCACTGCTGTGTTGTATACCGTATCCGTGATCTGAACAAGCGCATCACGGCCAATTGCTACATTGTATGTTCCTGTAGTGAGGGCGTACATAGCATCTCTTCCAATAGCAATATTACTACCTTTAATACCTGCGGTCGCCATTGCGTTGTAGCCAATAGCGACATTGTTAGAAGAAGTAGATGTAGAACCCCCTCCTAAAGCACCATAACCCATTAGGGTGTTGTAACTGCCCGTGTTTATACTGCCACCTGTACTACCGCCAACGGCCACGTTGTATACGCCAGTTGTTACATTTGATAAACTGTCTGAACCAACAGCGGTTGAGCCGTCATTGCCTGTTTGCAACGCCCTCAATGCGGCATATCCAACGGCTGTGCTAAATCTGCCCGATGTGTTGTTGTATAAAGCCCTATATCCCATGGCAATATTGCCATAGCCCGAAGTGTTTAAACTCAGGGCTTCGTGGCCAATTGCGATGTTGTAGTAGACACTACCAGTAGTTGCGGCAGATAGTGCAGCTGTACCAATAGCAATGTTTAAACCATCTCCACCGCTGTAGTTTTTCATGGCTTGATAACCAATGGCAATACTGTCAGTACCAGTGACGTTTGCCTCTCCAGCACTAACACCTACAAAAACATTGTTTGCCCCTGTGGTTGCCACACCTGCGTTATAACCAAGTGCAGTTAGGCGAGGAGATGCACCACTTGTCGTTTGCTTACCATACACAGTACCCAATGCAGTAGGTGTAGCGGCAGAGGGACTAGCAGAAGCCACATTTGCAGCCGCTGTAACCCTACCCTGTGAGTCAACGGTTATACTTACTGTATTTCCTGTACCACCGTATGAACCAGAGGAAACACCAGTTGATGTTAGGTTGGATGAACCAATTGTTGCGGATGCAATCTTGTCGCCGGTAATTGCGGCCGCAGATATTAAGTTACCAGTAATAGCAGTTAGCCCAATCTTGTCACCAGTAATAGACTGTGCCTGAAATATATTACCGGTAAAAGTAGCACTTGATATTAAGTTACCGTAGATTCTTGTTAATGCCATAAAATTCCTACCATGTTATTGGTTATTGATGTTATTTAGGTATTTATGCTATTAAATATATTCAGCGGGATCCAATTGTACGACATAGTTAATAAAATTAACGGCATCGTTCTCATTGGTAAAGTTTCGAATTATTGTGTGACCAGTTTGATTCGAAACAAACATCAATAGAATGCTTGAGCCATGATCAAATACTGAGAATTTGACAATCCAACCATTTCTTATGATTGGTTGCCACGATACAGTTTTTACTGCGTGTTTGATATAATTAGCCGACGGAAGTATTTTGTTCTTTTGCATATACCCTTAAACCTACTCTAAGGATATGTATGCTTTGAACGATTTTATCTAAACAACTTCACCGTTATAGTGATTTGACAGTTTTAGCAGTTTTCTCTAGTGTTTCTTTGAATGTTACTGCTGTTAGTTCAGCAACTTCATTAGTAGAACGATTCACTTGTTTGGTGAATTCACGTTGTGCTTCAACAAAATCTTTAACAGATTTTTTGATTTTGTCATCAAACACGAATGTGTCAACGATCTTGTTCTTTGCATCTTGTATCTGATCTACAAAATAGTTTGCAAAGTATAATGGTGTAAAAATAGAATTGGCCATGGTTTATCTCCTTAGACGATAGGTTATTTGCCGGTGCGGTATGCACCGTATTTGGTTTCTCGGTATTCCTTAGTGAAACTACCAAGAGCTTTAAATGCTTTATAAATTTTAATTAAAACGATTTTCATATGTATCCTCTTTCTGCTTGTCTATCATATTCACGCATGTACTGTTCTAGTTGACCAGTATCGGTAATAGACTTAGTTGAAAGATATTGTTCCAACCGTGATTGCGGTTTAATATAGAAAATCCTTTGTAAGAACTTTAACATGTTGACTCCAAATTGTGTTTGAATGAGTAGAAACGATAATAGTGTTTCTACTAATGTATTTATACACTTTTATATTGCAATGCAACAATCTAGAGGGTAGACTTTAAAATTTGCCTAGAACATGTGCCTTGTGTATCTTACAGGTGACCCACGAATTGTAATAATTCTCAGTCAGCAAGGCACCTCGATTGAATATCTCTTGTGTTTCTCTATACGAGCACTCAGACCTAGTGGCACACAGGTGTAGTATCTCACGGTGAAATGTATCTGCACCGTTCTTCACTACATCTTCCTGTAACTCTTTGTTCGACCCATAGTAATCAAGCCAGTCCGATGTTACACGGACTTTCTTAATCTTACCTTTGGTTTGCTTGCGGCCTGATTTGGTAAATAGTTTCTTACCAATATATCTTCGACCATTAGATAGGTTTGTGATACAGTACACAAACCCAAATGATTTATCTATTAAGTCTTCTGTAAATTCAATACCATTATAATGCCACACTATTCATCCTCATCATCATACTCCTCTGATTCAAGTATGTATGCTGAGCAGAATGGGCAATGTAATGGGTCGCTATCGCAAATATCTGGATCGTATTTGATTGTGAATTCTGAATTACAGTCTTCACATGTATGATGTATTGCCGCCATCAGTTACACCAGCTTTGTTTAGCCTCACCATAATACTCACGAGCATGACCAGCTGTGATTAACATCTGACGTAAGCTTTTACCATCAAGTATTACATCACCAAGTACACGACCACCGTATTTGTCCCAATCCATTAGAATAACTTGACGTTTTGTAGAAGCATTTACAGCAGCTTTAGTGAATGCACTTGCAGCCTCACCTTTTGCAGCCTCACTAGGGCACATTGCACGATGACCTTTCTCAGGTGTATCAACACCAAAGACACGAATGCTTAATTCTTTCTTTAGGGGCTCAGGCAAAAAGTTGGCTTGAAACGCAACTGTATCACCATCAACAACTCTTGTTAGAATTGCATCATATGTCACGCCAGGTTTTTGTTTGCCTTGAGCAAAAGCAATGATAGGCACTAAAAGTGCGATAATTAGTAATTTTTTCATATAATCTTTCTTATTGTGTGCATGTTCTTGTTCTAGTTATTGTCCCATCAGGATGTTGCACTTCAGTCCATATTGAACAAATTGGTTGCACTTGAATTGGTTGTATTTCATAACTACAACGTATTCCAGGTGACGCACATGTTGGTATTTGTTGTATTACCACAGGTTGCTGTTGTCTTGCAATCTCATATCCGACTACACCGCCTATTACAGTTGGTGCAACCCAAAACCATGGATTGCCACCACCATGGTGCCAATGGCCATGACGGTGTTGAGCTGATGCTGACAACGATATCAACATCAACGATAGTATTAAAAGTTTTTTCATGCGGCTTTACCCCATACATCATGCCAGTCTCCCGATAGGGCACCTTTGGCATAGTCTGTTGCTCTGTTCTCAAAGAAATTAGTATGTGTTGGTGCGTTAATCATTTCTTCAACCCATGGTAATGGATTCTTCTTAACTTTAAACACACCCTTTAGACCAAGACTAATCAATCTACGATCAGCAATGTATCTGATATATTTCTTAACATCTTCATTTGATAGGCCTTCCATCGGACCCATTTCAAATGCCAAGTCAATGAATTTATCTTCTAATTCAACCATTTTCTCTGCAATAGTATATATGCGAGACTTTAGATCATCATTCCAAATCTCTTTATTTTCTTCTATGTATGTACGGAACAATTTAATCATATTCTCAGCGTGCATAGTTTCATCAACAATAGACCATGTAACGATTTGACCCATGCCCTTCATTTTACCTGTGCGTGGGAAATTCAACAACATAATGAATGAACTAAACAACTGCATACCTTCTGTAAATGCGGAGAACACAGCAATGTGTGTGGCCGTATTTTCTTTGGTTGTATTCTGTGCAGACAAGTCCATAACATAATCATGTTTATCTCTCATTGCCTGATATTCCATGAATTGATTGTATGTTGTATCAGGTAATCCCAATGTCTCAATTAAATGCGAATAGGCTGCAATGTGTAATGCTTCACGAGCTGCAAAGCCCATTAACATCATCCGTATCTCAGGCTGAGGAAAATAAGGAAGATAATTGTTAACATAACCACCGGCAACATCGATATCGCCTTGAGTAAAGAATCGAAATATGTTTGTGAGAAATTGTTTTTCTTCATTAGTTAGTTTATTCTTCCAATCTTTTACATCTTCAGCCATTGGTACTTCTGTGTGTAACCAATGACTTTGTTCATGCTTCAACCAGGCATCATATGCCCATGGATAGTTGAATGGTTTAAACGCATCTCTGCTGTCTGTTAAGTTAGATTTAGTTTTAGTTATCATTCGTTCATTCTCCATTTATTTTCTGGTAATCCGTAATCCCATTTTGGATCCATTTCAACATTCCATCTAGTAGTGGCAACATTGAAATCTGGTATTTTCATTTCTTTAGGATTAGATGCTGGTTCCAATATAACAATACGATTATTTGGTTGTGCTGCAAATTGTCCATTGTCACATTTAATAAAATTAAAAGATTTGTGATCCTCAACATCTTCACTATGACCACAATCTAACGTGTTAAAATCTGGATGTGCGGAATCAACTGTAAAAAGATATTCTCCTCCTAACCAAGATCCGTCCTTCATTTTAATTTTACAGCGCATATTAGCTATCATTGCTTTTTTAATCACAGTAATATCATAAGACATGCTGTTCCACAATTGTAAGAAATCTAAAGGATATGGTTTACCCTCTATAGGTTTCCAACAAAAAGCATGTAATGGTAGTTTGTCATATAACGCACCATATTGATTTAGATACGATTCAATTCTAAATGCTTGGCTACGTTGGCTTTTGATTGTGATCCACCAACAAGGTTCAAGTTCTCCGTGGCCCTTTTCAAAGTCA